CGACACCCTCTCCCCTTTTAGGTCCAGATCAGCAGATTTATTATCTGAACTTCGCTCTTATAGTGATGAAGGTGAGGCAATTGAGTTTTGCTCAAAGAAAATCCCAGACGTAGCGAAAGCTCTTTGGAACATGATGAGACTTCTTAATCTCGGCAACAAGATGGAGTTTTACGAAGTTGGCAGGAACAAAGGACAGCCCATCAAAACGATTGAAAATGAGTGGAGAACATTTGCTAGTAGAGTTAATAACCTTTCTGCGTCAGGGTTAGACGGACTTATCGATCAATTTCATAAATCAGCGATACTTAGAGGCGGTCAAGCCTGCGAAGTTGTGGTTTATGAAGATATGAGCGATATAGAAGATGTATATCCTATAAAATATCAGTCAATTCAATGGAAAAAGGAAGAAAGAAATAACAGAAAAATATGGGTACCATACCAATACAGTAATATGAAAAAAGTTGACCTGTCTCAGGGCAACTTTTTTTATGTGCCCACAGATCCAGACATTGATGACCCAAGAGGAAATTTAATACTCTCCCCTTCCCTACAAGCTGTTGATTATCAACTTCAAAGTTACATTGATATGGCAGCTGTATTGAGACGACAAGGTTATCCAAGAAATGATGTTGAGCTTGACAGAGAATCGTTAATAAAAAATGCTCCTGGTCAAGTAAAAAATAATCCTCCTGCTCTCAAGAAGTATATGGAAGAATATTTTGAGTGGGTTAAAAAAATACTCAGAAGTCTTGAGCCTACAGATGATTTTATTCATTTCAATGATACCAAAGTCAATACATCTCAAGGGAGCAATCCTTCACGGTCAATGGATATTAGGGCGTTCTCCGAAATGACTGATATCCAGGTAATGAATGGATTGATGCAGCTTTCGGTATTTGCGAATAGGAATACTGGAGTAACAGAAACTTGGGGTACCGTTCAATTCCAAATCTTCTGTGCAGGGCTTGCTTCACTTCAAAGAGGCAGCAAGAGACTAGCCGAATCTATTGCACGCATATGGTTAAGGGTAAAAGGCTACCAAGCTATTCCCCACTTTTCATATACCGTAATGGATTGGAACTCAGAAGAAATGAGAATGAATGTTAAATTGATGGAACAAAAACTATATGCAGTAGCTCAGTTGATGGGATGGGTTGACGGTGACGTTGCTGCAAGTAAAGTTATGGGAATTGAAAAAGCAGTCGGGGAACCAGTTGAAGGTGCAAGGGTTAGTTTTAGCGTTGGAGGTGATACAGATGGAATTCATAAACATGAGAGGACTAGATCAGAGCCTCAAAACAAAAATGACACCAAGTTGTGACCTCTGCAAAGAATGTAATCCAAGTTGCAACAAGATGGAGCACGGTGGTATGTCGGATAAGAAAGAAGGTGAACCAAAGAATGTTCGGACAACCAAATGAACAACAACTCGCTTTAATCAATAAGCTATCAAAAAGGACCTTCGAAGCAAAAGATGTATTCGTTTTTGGTGGCAAGTCTGCCGGGGATAGAATCATTGAGAACAGATACATTCAGTTAAGCAAAGAACTTCTCGAAACCTTTGCCAATAATGCTAAGGAAGGCGTGTCATGGCTTCTAAATCACAGCTGGTCTTCATGGTCAGAATCTGTTACTATTTACGGGAGAACTTTCGACGCTCGACTTCAATCAAGTAGTGACAAAGATGAAACAATAGAGCTAATGATTGACAAATATATCCCCCGCTCTGACACATTGAAAAATGGACGTTCAGCAAATAGCATCATTGAAGATATTGAAAATGGTGTATTATTCGATACATCTATAGGCTGGGGAAGTAGTAAGTATGTGTGTTCTATATGCAATTCAAACTATTGGGATTGTAACCATTGGCGTGGGAATACATACGAGGACGGAGACGGAAAACCGCAATTATGTTATATCAAAGCAAAGAATCCAGGATACCTCATGGAAGAATCAGGAGTGTTTGACGGAGCTTACAAAGGTGCCGGAATATCGATGTGTAATGCAGGTGACGTATTTGAAAGTCAACAAGGTAAATTCCTTGTGGTTGACGAGTTAAAAGAATTACCGAAAGATTCAAATGTTTTTGGTATTTACACGTCAAAAGGTCAACTTACGACGTTCGTCAAAAAGTCAGACAATCAAAAGGTGTTTCCAGTTGTAAGTGCAGAAGCAAATAACGCTGGAACAGAAATTGGAAAGGCATTAAAAAGCGTTTTAAATAATGTTGAAGGAAGTGAAAATACTATGGGAATAAAAGAATTATTTGAAAAACTGGGTATTGCTTATGATGAAAGTGATACCATTGAAAAAGTTGTCGAAAAGCTTTCCACTCATTATCACTCAAATAATGATGAACCTAAACCAGAAGAGTTTGTTTCAAAGCAAAAAGCTAGCGAAGCTCTAAGCAAAGAAGTGACAGCTGACGAGGTTTTAAAACTTGCAAGAGAAGGAATTCAATATCACAAATCTACAGTTGATAATGCTCTTGCAATGGGAGTTAAAGCTATGGGCAACGACTTCCCTTCTGAAACTTGGCAGAGTACTTTTGCTAATATGGGAACTCAAGCAATATTGGATATAACAAAAACGTGGGAAGTTCAAGCAAAAGCTGCCTTAAATGCCGGAAATAAGTTTTCAAGTTCAGATGAACCAAAGCCTAATTCGGAAATCCCGGATGAAGCATACAAAGTAAAATAATCTAACCATATAAAAACCGCTGACAAGGCGGTTATTTTTATGCTCAAAAATCGAAAGGATGGTGTGTCAAATGGATAGAGGTATAAGTTTTGAAGGAATAAATGCACATTTTACCACTTACAAATTAAGTCCAGCTACAAAAGCTGTTGCAGTTGCAAGTGGTGCCTCTTATGTAGAAGGCAAAGCAGTTGCGTTGACTGGGAATCAAGAGGTGGGTTTCGGAGCTAACGGAAACGCTTTCTTTGGTATTATCGACAAGTATGAGGATGATGGTTATGTAACTGTTCAAGATGAAGGTTACAGAGTAGATGTTCCAGCTGTTTCTGGTTCTGTGCCTACTTATGGGACTAGAACACTTACAGTAAATGGCTCAGGCTCAGTGAAATCTTCTGGTTCTATCCAAACAAGAGGTATGGTTATCGAATCAGATAACACGGCAAATGTAAATACAGTGACCGTTTTAATAGGTTAATAAACTTATTAGACAGTATTAAAAGGAGGAAAAACAATGGGTAAACTCGCATTAAATCTTGATATGTACAATAGGGCAAGAGCGAAGGAGATAACACTTTCACAGTTATTAGAAATGGAAGACCCTACCCCTGATGGCTCAAAACTAAATGCCTACGAAAGACAACTAAAAGAGCATGGAATTGTTATTCAATCAGTTCCTGAAAGAGGAATAAATGCTTCCAAAGTTGATGCGTTTTATAGAACAGACACAAGCAAGGTACTGTTCCCTGAGTTTATAGGTATGAATTTAAGAGAGGCTATGATTGCTGAAAGTATTTTGCCATACCTTATAGCCACTACTACAACAATAGATAGCAATGCATACAAAACCATATACTGCAAGGACACAGATACCAATAAAAAAGCAGCACAGAAAAAAAGAGTAACAGAAGCCTCAGAACTTCCTAAAGCTAAGCTTGTAACAGCTGAAAACAATGTTAAGATTTATAAGTACGGACGATTAATTGAAGCTTCGTATGAAGTGGTTCGCAGAATGAAAATTGACAAGCTTGCATTACATGTACGCAGACTTGGTCAACAGTCGGCCGTAGATGAAACAGAAGATGCTATAAGCACAATTATAAATGGAGATGGAAACGACGGGACCCCTGCAACAGAATTAAAGAACAGGACCCTTGACGCTACTGCTGCTGCTGGAACTTTATCAAAAGCTGCATGGCTTAAGTTCCTTCTAAAATTTTATCCATACCAAGCCAATACGATTGTAGCTGATGAAGATGGTTTAATTCAAATTCTTGATATTCTTTACCCTGACTCTGCTACACAGATGATGGATTTCTTGCTAAGGGGTGCATCTATATCAGCAAAAGTTGAAATGCCTCAAGGATTATGGCAGAATGTAACATTATTATATAGCCCAATAATGGCTGATAACAAGAAAAATGGTCATACTACTATACTTGGAATTGATAAAAGATATACTCTCGAAAAAATTGTTGAGGCTGGTTCTGATATAAGTGAAGCTGCACAATTCATCACTAATCAAACTAAGGTTTTAACTGTATCTGAAAACGCAGGGTTTGCTTGTATTATGGGTGGAATGGGCTCTGCAAAGACTTTGGAAATCGACTAGGATTTGAAGGTGTAAATCAACGGTATAACTACGGTTATACCGTTTGTTATGCCTTTAAGTCAAGAACACATACAAGCATTTTGGTCAAGTCAACTAAATGGTAGATATCATGAGCAATGGTGTGAATACTCGAAGTAATTACCTATAATGAGGTGGTTTGATGGCAAATAAGATTTTGGTATCAGAAGGATGGCAGCAAAGAATCAGAGATAAGTTAGGGGTGGATATTGCATATCTCCCCGATAGCGTCATAGAACAACCTGACTATATTACAATTGCAGAATCTAATATAATTAAGGTCAGACCAGATTATTTAACATTGATGGACGATAATAAAATATACCTTGAAGCTGCGGTTGTATGTGATTGTGCAAGGTTACTATGTCCTAGCATGAAAACCAGATTGCCAAAAAGTGAATCAGGACCATCATTCAAAGTTGAACTTGAAACTGATTGGGATAAATTCGCTCTGGATTTAACTATTGAAATACAGTCGAATCTTGGGAATATCTCTGGAACAGAAATCGATTCAGAAGTTTTTTACGGATTTGATTTGTCCGGGAGGATTTAATTATGGGATACGCCGGGAATTTTCTCAAGAAACATGGCCGACTTACTACAATAAACAGGATGACACCTGAAACTGCGTATATCAGTTTAAAGCGTTCAACGAAAGCGATATATTCCCCATCAGCAAGAGATGCTATGTTTGAAGGACTTATTGAAGCAAAAAGCAATTTATTGAGTGGTGAAACTTTTTCCATTGATACAAATACATATATAACTCAGACAGCCGACTATGACACCGCCAGTAAAGAGATTATTGTATTTGCAGTGAGGGCCAATGCTTTTGTTTCGATATCATACGAAACCGAAGCCCCTGATGAAAAATTTAATTTAACAAAAACATGGGTTCCTGTTGCATTAAATATACCAGTATACAAAGAAGTTATTACAAGAGCACAGCGACAGTTTGACGTAGGTCTTTTGGATAACACTATTTATATGGTTTCAATATCCAAGACAATAGAAATAAGAGAAATGTACAGAATAAGTTTTGAAGGCAAAAATTATAAAGTTGAGTCGATTGACGAAAACGGTCTTGAAGGAGTATATAAAATACAATTGAGTAAGGATACAAGACCGTAATAAAATTTTGGAGGCGAATTTTATGTACTCAGAGTTTTTGGGTGAAGGTTATACGAACAAATTGAGGCACATGTTAACAGCTGATGACAAATTGTTGCCGGACAGGATAATTAATGCCGACTTAAATATCGGAGGGATGAAACAATTAATAATGGCTTATACTCAAGATCGTAGGGTTAAAAGTTTAGAGTTTATTCAGACTGAAGAACAATATAAAAAAATGCAGGATGCTTCAACTTATTATCTTGCTGGTATACTTTGTACTGCATTAAAAAGTCGAACATCTTCCCCACCCTACAATACTAAAAAATATAAAAAGGATTGGGACAAAAAGAGAAACACTTATATTGCAAAGGGAAACTTAAAGTTAAACGAACTACTTGTTTCGATAAATAAGGGCTGATGTTATGTTAAAATTCGATTCGTCCAGATGTATAAACACTCTGATATCTGAA